TGAATGGACTCATCCGCCCCCTCTCTGCAATTGTTGCTGGAGTTGCCATTCGGTATTACACTCTTGAGTTACCCCTCATTTCCCCAGCGATGCAGCAATTTGTGACGCGCATAGGCTCTCATGCCGGTGCCGCTGCAATGTTTGGTGGTCTCGTCTTCGGAGCCCGTTTTCTTTGGAAGACATGGCGGCGATGGGATCCGAAGCCTTTTCCGAAACAGTGTCGTTTCCTCCCCCTTGCTCCCCTTAATGCATTTATGTGGGAGTGTGCCCCAAATCGCATCACGATGGCCAATCGTTTGTCTTTGCTCAAGTATGTTTCCAACGTATATGATGCGAAGTGCGTGCTGGGACTGGACAAGTTTGTCAAGAAGGATGAGTTCCGTGGTTGGATTGCAGAGTTCGTCAACCACAAGGAAGCGATTGTTTCTGCTGTCGTGTATAACCTGACCTACATTAGTGATATTGACGATGATTTGATTGAGTCTCTTCGCCATTTAAACTATTTGGACAGGCGTTCACGAGAGCCGCCCTGAGTGTCTACAGTACGAAGTTACGGTGTTGCAGACATGTTTCCGAAAGGTACGAGTATGGGAAATATTGTGATGGAGTGAAGGTTGAGGAGTTTGATCTAGAAGCAGGTCGCTGCAACTATGAGCTTTCTCCGCTTCCTGATCATCCTGATGACCAAGTGCGTGACTCAGTGTCTTTGACATTTGAGCCCCTGGTTCCCTTTATCCGTGCTTTTACCAAATTCGGAAAATTCGAGTGCAATGATTCTTGCGTGCACAATAACCAAGTCGCTTTCGTGGAGCGCCTGGCCCAAAACGCCAGTGCCGAGGGACCAAAACCCTTTCCCGAACCCGATGACGCTGCTTTGTCTTATGTGCAGCGGGCGTTTAACGCGATGGCTGATAATTTTCGCCATCATACTTCCCACACACCATTGACTGGGGAGGAAACTATGCGTGCTTTCCGTGGTCAGAATGAAACGATAGCGTCTCAACTGGGGATTGTCGGGTTCGATACCTGTGTCAAAGACCCAGAACGTTATCAGCGTTCTTATGATTATTGGAAGACAATGTATGGCGTTGATGCCGGTGTGCCGTTGGATTTTGTGGTTGCCCCTGGCTTGGAGCAATTGCGCAAGTGGGCGAATGTTCGTCCATTTGGAAAAGTCGAGTATTTGAGTGTTGAAAAATTCCCTCGAAACATCTCTCCTCGACACCCACACTTTAATTTTGTGTGGGCAGCATTCACAAAACCTTTGGAGAATTATTTTTACAAGAACATGTCTGCGACAGGATCACTTAACCGATACTGTCCGCTGGGGGTCGAGCCAGGAACCCCCAACCCTTGGATCGGCAAGGGTTTCAACAAATTGGACCGCGGTCGAATTTTGCAGATGAAGTATTCGAAGTTTCGGCGTTGTTATGGTGTTGACCCTATTGTCTTCGCCACTGACTGCACCGGATTCGATGCTCACATGCATCTCAAGTTGCTCAAAATTGAGAATAAGTTCTACCGCAAGTGCTTTTCTGAGCACTCTGCGTTCTTGAAGGGTCTCACTTCGTTGTTTGAAACTAACAAGCTGTACGGTGATGGCATCAAAGCCATTTTGAAGGGATGTCGAATGTCCGGTGATATGCACACTGGTCTCGGCAACTCTGTTACCACCGTTGCAATGCTACTTGCTGCTTTCGAGATTCTTGGTGTCACACGTTTTGATATCTTCGACGATGGGGACGACTGTCTTGTCCTTCTCCACCCCGATGACATTCACGACAAAAGTCTGTTTAGTAAACTTCCTGAAGTATTTCTGCGGTTCGGACACGAGCTAAAGATCGAAAAAGTTGCGGTTGAAATACGTGATGTTGTGTGGTGCCAATCCAGGCCAGTCCGAGTCATGACCGAACTCGGCGAGGAGTATATGTTTGTTCAAGATCCACATAAGATCTTTTCGACGATGGGTAGTCATATTCATTGCCGTGAGGCTTCTGGTGCGAACACTTATTTCGGCGACAACTTGTACGCCTACTCTCTCATATATAACCCAATTCCTTTTTTCCGTGCACTTCGTGAGCAGCGGGTTGATGCCAAAGCACATGGCAGACGCGTTCTCGAGGGTCTTTCCCGGGAGTTGGCAAAAATGTCCAAAGTTAAGTGTTGGACCGGTCCGAATACACTTTCCGACTACTGTAGTGCCTTTGCGCTTGATCCCAACATTTTTCAGATGGAGGGATTCAATGCTGATGAGACACGAACGGCGGTTGATGGGTGGTTCAAGGGAAGGATATAATGTTCTAGGCAAAAGCAGCGTGCGGGCCGCCTAGTTTCCAAAACATTTAAAACATTGGGC